TGCACAAGGAGTTGATAGGGATGAAATCAAGGTGTGTTTTAGAGACAGCAGGGATCAAGACACGGGTATCAATGCGTGGATTAAGTTGGCAGGCGTTGGCGGTAAAGTAGAGTCAGGCAGATTATTGATATTTGAATCGAGACCGGCTAAATGGTTGTTTAAAGATCAGAGTGATGTTACACTGTTAGTAACGAACAATGTATTTCCTCCTACGAATGTCATAACTAGAGACTGGTTCAACAGCCATCCTTGTGTGATATACCTTGGAGATATCAAACCATCAGAGACTAAAGGACAAAAAATTGTCGAGCTGTAAACTGATCATCCGAGACGAAGTCAACGTAAAATTTGAAGGCCTCAGTGTGGAGACTCGTCGCAAGATAGTGAACAAATTGAAATACGATTTGCCCTATGCAAGACATATGCCTGCATATAAGCTAGGCCGTTGGGATGGTACTAAGACCTATTTTGGTATCGGCGGTACTGGGTATCTCGCACACCTAGATGTGATCCTGCCCATCATCGAAGATTCAGGCTATGAGTTAGATATCGAAGATCTGAGGTCTCCGCATAAATTTTCATTCCAACCTGTGTCGGAAACCTATTGGGCAGATCAGGGCAAGACCTGGCCTCAAGGACATATCGAAGCAGGACAGTCTATTGTACTACGAGACTATCAATATGCTGTGATCAACAAGTTTTTAGAAAATCCGCAGGCCCTGCAAGAAGTGGCTACAGGAGCAGGCAAGACTATAACCACAGCCACCCTGAGTCACTTATGCGAACCATATGGTCGTACTATGATCATCGTACCTAACAAAAGTCTAGTAGTGCAGACCGAAGAAGATTATCGAAATCTCGGACTAGACGTTGGTGTATATTTCGGTGATAGAAAAGAACTAGGACGCACTCACACTATCTGTACATGGCAGAGCCTTAATATCTTAGACAAGAAAAGTCACGATGAAGCCACACTGACTCTGGCAGAATTCTGCGAAGATGTAGTAGCAGTGATCGTAGACGAAGTACATCAGGCCAAGGCTGAAGTGCTGACCAAACTGCTGACACAGAATTTTAAAAACTGCGCCATACGTTGGGGACTCACTGGTACTGTGCCTAAGGAAGCCTGGGAGTATCAGGGCATACTGGCCAGTATTGGTCCAGTAATCAATCAAGTTAGTGCGCATGATTTACAGAACAAAGGAGTGCTGGCGCAATTGAACATCAATGTGTTACAGACCACGGATGTGCAGGTATTCACATCCTTCCAAGATGAATACACATTTCTAGTTACAGATGATACCAGGCTAGAGTGGATAGCTGATAAAATTACCAGCATATCTGCCGCCGGCAACACCTTAGTGTTGATCAATAGAATTGACACAGGAAATAAATTAATCGCCTTGATTCCCGAGGCAGTGTTTGTCAGTGGCGGCATGAAGCTAGATGACCGCAAGGAAGAGTATGATGAAATTAAAACAAGTGATAACAAGATTATTGTGGCGACTTATGGTGTGGCCGCTGTGGGTATTAATATTCCACGTATTTTTAATCTGTCACAGAAAGAAAGAAGTATTACAAAGAGGCCAAATACCCCTTTACAGTAACCAAGGTAAACATATGAAAATTTTAACATTAAACAACAGATCGTTTGATCTCAATGAACTACCAGAAGAAGTAGATGAAGACACTAGATTCTCGGTATTAGATAATTCAAATCCACAAGAACCAGATTTCTTTTTCATGCCTTTGATATTTTTAGAATCATTCAACTCTCCAGCGATTTTACTGCGTATAGGTGGCCATGAAGTTCAGATGCCTCTAGACTGGTGCATGGTAGTGGGCGATAAGGAATGTGGGCTAGACCCGGAAGTCTTGCCTTTGACCAGTATCAACGAACGGGGGTTCGATGCGTTGGTGTTTAATCCTATCAAGGGTTTTAAGACGGATTTTTTACCCATAGAAATCATAAACATCTTTCAAGATGTGCGTTGGTATTTTCCTAAGATGAAAAACGGACAATTACTAACCGTGCCCTTGCACGACGATCCAAATCCTCCCTGTGTGTTCTTTGTCAAAGAAGTCAGCAGGCAAAGTGAAGTTGTGCAGTTACACAAACTAGTTTGAAATAAATACTCAGTTAATTTTAAAGGTGCAATATGAAAGCAGGTAAAGTATGGGGGCAAACAGAATTGCTAGAAGCTAATGGTGTATTAGAATTTCATCGCATCGAAGCCAAGGCAGGTGGAGTGTGTTCAAAACACAAACACAAATTTAAATGGAATGGATTCTTTGTCGAACGAGGTGAAATGATTATACGTGTTTGGAAAAATAATTATGATCTAGTCGATGAGACCGTGCTCAAGGCTGGTGATTATACCAAAGTTGCTCCTGGCGAATATCATCAATTTGAAGCAGTCACTGATTGTATCGCCTTCGAACTGTACTGGGCTGAATTTGATCATAATGACATCGAACGGGAAACAATAGGATTTGCAAAATGATTAAAATAGGATCATGGTGGGCACCGGATAATACTATTATTGTTAATGGCATGGTCCTTGAAGAAAAATTTACATGCTTAGAGCCTTTAGAACAAGCCTTTAAATATGTTAAACGATTCGACAATGCAATCGATATCGGAACTTGGATTGGTGATTCAACAAATTATATAGCTAAACGTTTTTCATCTGTCATTGGCTTCGAGGCAAATCCAGAAGTATATGAATGTTGTATAAAAAATTTAAGTGAAAGAAATTTAAAAAATTGTAATGTATCTAATATAGGAATTAGTAATTCATCTGGAAAAAAGATTTTGTTTAATGGAAAATCTAATTTCAGTGGATGGATTTCTGAAAAAACAGAATACGATATTTCAATATCAAACAATTTTCTTATAGATACAATACCATTAGATGATCTCAACTTAACTAATATTGATTTTTTAAAAATTGATGTTGATAGTCATGAGGGATTTTTATTAGATGGAGCAAGAAATTTCTTAACTGTTAATTCACCAGTAATTCTTATTGAAAATAAAACTAGAATACATAAAGAACGACAACCTTTAGATATGCCTGATCCCGTAAAAATATTAGAAAGTCTTGGCTATATTATGGTTGAAAAAGTTGCTAAAGCTGATTTCATTTACATAAAAGGGTAATATGATAACTGACAATTATAAAAATGATTTAAAAAAATTACATAAATCTAAAGCATTTGGAAATAGATCAAAAATCCCAGCCGAAGTAACAAGATGTATTGAGGAATATAATATTGAGAGTATTTTAGATTTCGGATGCGGAAAGGGCAATGTCGTTGCAGCGTTAAAAGAAACTTATCCCAATTTAAAAGTTTATGGATATGATCCCGGACGTGACGGATATGATGCTTTACCGGATAGTATAGATATGATTATTAGTACAGATGTATTAGAACACATCGAGCCTGAATTGTTAGAAGAAACATTATTAGACCTAGCAAAAAGAACAGATAAAGTCATGTATCATCTCATCGCATGCCACCCGGCCAAGAAAAGTTTATCTGATGGTAGAAATGCTCATTTAATTGTGGAAACACCCCAATGGTGGAAAAATAAACTGGCAACCGTATTAGGTTGGAAAATGTACAATGAAAACACACAAGAGTTTTTGGCTCAGCCTAAAAAAGGCCCGCCTATAAAGGTTGTAAAATATACAGTAACTTTAGAAAAAAATGGGAACTCTTAACCCAGGCGCCACCTATATTTACGAACGCAACGGCGAAGAAATCTACGCCAGAGAAGCAGGCAAGACCGAACGAACCATGATTGGTTATCAGTATGAAAACAAACCAGATCCCCGGACCAACGACGGTCGTCCCCTATACGAACATCTTAAAGAAGATAAACTGTGGGGCGAAATCCGTCGGGCGGCAAAAACGAACGAGGCCTTGCAATCTATTTTAGATCGTGCTATACTTGTGTATCATCTAAGCAAAGATCATGGGAAAAAATAAACACGTAGACCTATTCAAAGATATGATTCCTGCAGTAGACATG